ATATTATTTGTAGTATCAATGCTCTTAATAGTTGTATGCGGAGGTATTGCATTTGTATAAATTGCCCAATAATCGGTGTTTAATGGCAGTATGCCATATGAATTTTGTGTGGCAATAAATGTAGTGCCATTATAGTGAACAATTTGACCAGTGGTATAAGATGTAATATCACTATAAAGTGCACCAAAGCTTACTAGCTGACCTATCGCTAGGTTACCGATATCACAATATAACTTATTTGTGCCCACTGCGCTGAAAGCATAGGTATTTTTATTTGAGTAGTTAGGTGTTACTCCGCTGCGAATATAATTAAGCTGAACTTGGTAAATCGTGCGACGAATAGTTGGATCATTTTCATTTACAAACAAAACTGTAGTGCCATCAAGTAGCTGAATACCATCACTATTATAAACACCGTTTGTTTTTAATGAATAACTGTTTTGCCCTTCTACTTGCTCAAATGCATTTGTTGTAATGCTGTCAATACATGTTACACTGCCTGCATAATTTGTGCCATAGTTCCATAATTTTAAATCAGGTTGAAATTCTACAATTGGGCGTTGAGCTTGTTGATTAGCATCAAATACAAATGTTTGATTAGTGTAATTTGCTGCAGCTTGTAATGTATCACGGTGGAACCAACGATTGTTTCTGGTCCAACCATTTCCATCTACACTGGCACGATTGATAGTGATATAATCTTTTTCTTCAGGGCTATTAGTAGTTCCATCAAATCCACCAATGCCATATGGTCTATCTTCGCCAAAAAAATCACCTGAATTAGTATTGATAACTTCGGGCGTTACTAAACCATTATAATCTATAAGTTTAATAGATGTACCTACGCCTTCAATGACATATGTGTTATCTTTGTAACTTGTTGGAGTGACAAGACCAGTAAATTGAATCTTTAAACCATTTGTAAACTGCACACCGTTTGGGCTTGTATAAACACTGCGACCTATAATATCATCTACATTTAATATACTTGAAGGATCAGCATCAACTAAACGTATTTCTCCATAGATAAGTGGATCATCTGCGTCTACGTAATATAGAATGTTTTTTGATGCACTAAGGGTTGGAAATTTTGTAATATTAGATGCATTGTCTTTGAAACTATACACGTGACCATAGGTGTCACCCTGTCCTACAAGCGTTTTATATCCGGCCGCCCAATCAGTTACATACACCAAATTCATATTTCTATAATTTGGATTTGCAACGCTTTGATAGAAATTTATAATATTTGATCCAACAGTAGGAATAGTTTGATCTAGTGTTACAATATTTCCATAAGATATATTATCAAATACTGCTCCATCCCATGGAGATGCATCTGCATCATATCCTGTATCGCTAGTACTTGCCGAAACCGTAGTGCCAACCAATATTCCAGTTCCGATAGCTGCTTGTGTTACTAATATTTTAGAAATTGCAGCAGAATCTGAGATGTAAAAAAGATTTGTAGGAGATGTTACATTAGTATTATAAGTTACGACAGCATCATTAGATGAAGCTGAAGTTGTAGCGTTACTTAAGGTAACAATTCTACCAGAAATATTAGTTATAGTTGTACCTTTTGGTATTCCAAATCCTGTAATTAACTGTCCAACTCCAACATTAGCTACGCTAGCAAGTTCTGCAGAATTAGAACCACTTGTATAAAATGCAGTAGTTGTACCGCCTAATGAAAGAGCAGTAGCTGTGGTAGATACTACGCTATCTACAGAATAAACTCCAACAGTAATATTATTACTTGCGCTGATTGTTTGATTATCAATTATAAGAGTGTTGCCTACTACTTGTGCAATTCTAGTACCATTCTTAATGCCAGAACCTACTATTAATTGACCAGCATATATGCCTGCTGTACTTGAAACAGAAATACTGCTTTGTCCGCTTGTAAATGACACTCCAGAAATTTTAGCAATTGTAGAACCAGTATACAATACTTGAGTATTGTCGATAGAAATTTGCCAAATTCCACCTCTTTGATTTACTGGAACGTTGTCCCACTCAACATCACTGTTAATTACAATATATTTTTTGTCAAAAGCACGAACACCATCTAAACTATAATTTAAAATGAAATTATCATAATTTTGATTTTGTAGTAGTGAATATGGAACATCAACAATCATATCAACTGATTGTTGTAAATTTGGCAAACTTAAAAGATAATCTTGTGCAGTAGAAAGTGGCACATTAAATGTAATTGCGCCATTGCTAACACCATTGTTATCTAATCCTAGAATATCACGAGTAGAAATGTTAGATTGTGTGCTGCTTAAGCCACTAGTGCCAATCTCAGTTTGAATATAAAATTTGTGTCCAGTTTGCCCTAAATTAAATGTATAGGTTCCACCTCTTACTAGTGTAAGTGTTGGATTGATAGCATCTTTGTACCCATCAATTGTATAACCACTTTTGCCAATACTTGCACTTTGTAATTCTGTTTGATTATTGGCAACATACGCAATACGATGAAAATTATAAGATGCTTGTAAAGGCAATCCACCAGCAGTTACATCTACAGTAAAAGGTCCAGTAGGAACCCAGTAATATTGACGATAATTAGTAATTTTATCAAGATCAATGAATCCATTGTAACTATAATAACGATTAGTGAACAGGCGTTGATGATTATTGTTTAATCCGCCGTCTCCGCTTATCTGGTTAAGCAAATCTGGATAGTTATATACATTATCAATCTTATAGGTATTGCCACCATTTTGAGTTTTCTTAATTACAACACCTGGTTCTAATTGATAAAATTGACTGTAAGAATCGCCTTCTGCAATATAATAATCGCTACTTTTAAAAACTGGGCTTTGATCTTGTTGACCAATATATCCGTAAATCTTCTTTAATGCTGGTTCTTCAATTAATTGATCTACTGTAGCATTTAAAAAACGTTTATTTGTAAGAGTTTGAAAAACACTAGGTAGAAAATTAATACTTTTACGCTTAGTCATATTACACCTTAATAAGTTATCATAGTTGTATTAATACCAGCACTATTAATACCACTTAAAACACCGTTCACCACTTGAATATTATCGACAGTAGCCGCACTTAAGAAAATTTCGTTTGGTTGGCAACGAATTTCATATAGACTACCAAATTTAGCATTTGTATCTGCAGGCAACAAAATCACGCTGCTAATATACCCATTTAATTTTTCATGCAAATAACCAGATAATTCACTAAAGTAGAAAGTATCACCAAAATTCCAATTATCTAATGCAAAGTACATGTTAATTGCATCTACGACACGGCTTTTTATTTCTGTATCACTTAAAGTTGTTGTAGAATTTTTTACTACTTGAATTGTTGCACGTAAACTAGGAGTTGCTTTGTTACCAAATAGCAACTTGTAAATACCAGCATTTAAAATCATCTCATCACTTATCATTTTATAATTAAACAATCCGCCATAACTACTGTTTAACGTAACGCTATCTAGGTCTGCTGGTTTTGCAATTGTGCCTGTATTATCAATTACATAATTTCTATACGCTTCATCATAGCTACGAGTTAACACATATGTATCTATTAAATTTGTAGCAGCAGGATCAATTCTTCGAGTATTTTCTGCATTATGTTGATATTCAAATATTAAATTTTGACGACCTGTATAAACCAAATAATTGTTGCTAACATTTACAACAGTGTTAATACCGTTTATACTTTGAATTTGATAAAATTGTTGATCACTTGTAGCATAAAAAAGTGCATTTATTGGAAAGTTATTGCGCACATAATTGATTGCTGACATCGTAGAATATGCAATACTTACTGTGCCAATATCTAGTAATGAATAACGAATCAAGTTATCTGAATCGGTGTATAATTTAAAGAAAATATAACCAGTATTACTTGTTATTTCGCTGAATATATATGGATCAGTGGGCAATCCACTTGTTTGACTAATTGGATAGGTAACATAGATTCTAGTTGTATCATTATACCCATCATTCATAATCATATTTTTGTATATGTTTAAGTTTACATTGCTTGTAACATTGCTGTTAACATCTAATACACGAATATTATCCTTTACCAGTGTATTATTTCTTGCATCATAAATTGCAGTTGGAGCAACACTGATAAAGCTTACCTGTGAACTGCTACCAAAAATATAATCAAGTTGACGATAGGTAGTAGTATATCTGATACCATCAGTGTTAAAAATTAATAGCCAACTTGTGTCATTAGCACTATACTGTGTTGTTAAATCAAATGGATTAACCTTATCAACATTTGTAATTGGAATAATTGTCCATGGGTCACGAGCACTTGTAGTTTTGGTATAATCATATACAAGTGCAAATTCTGTTTTATTTAAAATATAACTTACCATAGTATTAATAGTAGCATACTGCAGCGTATTTGCAAATGGCGGATATACTTGGCTAATAATAGCACCAGTTGGTATATTTTCACTAATAGTTACTGCACCAATTTTACGACCAGCAACCAACACAGTTGTTGCTCCGCTGCCTGTGATGCTCTGTATACTTGCCCAAATAACGGTTCTATCACTATCCACAAGAGGAGTTCCGCTTATAAGTGTATTGTTTGCATCAAAATAATAACCAGTAGGAGCAACAAATTTAATTAAACTGTTAATCTCTAGATATTTTCTATAGGAAGAAGCAGGCGCACTGTTTGCAATAGCAAGTGGAGTATTTGTTGTATCGCTAGGGCTTAAGAAAAATCCAGTAGATGTGCTTGTATCACTGGTGCTACGACTCCAAGTAGTAGGAGCAAGAATTGTAAAATCTAATGGCGTCCAATTTTCATAGTAGAAATGACGCATTGGATAATCTTCAATTGCCTTCATTACCTGTTCATTGATAGCGTTAATAATATCATTTCGACTTGTATAGCTAAAATTAAAACTACTAGTATGTTGATTCTTATAAAATACACCATCTTTTGCGTATAAATCAGTGCTTGTATACTTTCCAGTGGGGTCAGTAATATCAAGACCACGACTTACACCGCTAGCAAAACGATTTACAGATTTTACTTTAACAATATCACTATAATAGGTATATGGAAATACATTATAATCTTCGCCATTAACCATGCGGTTTTGTGTATAATAGGCTTGTGGCGCTTTTTGTTTGATTTCATTTGTCAAATCACGTCGCGAAGAATTACTTACAGTATATTGCAGTGAGCAACTAATAGTAAAGGTTTCAGTAGTGCCACTGCTACTAATATAAGGCATAGCTATTGAAATATTACTCATATCACTAGGTGTAATACGATAGGTTAAACCATTACTAACACGATAATATGCACGATAATTGCCTAACGGAATCTCACTATAACTGCCGTCACCAAATATTAAATCAATTTGATCATTGATACGAGTATTAACACTGTATAGTGTACGTATACCACGAGCAACACTGTTATAGATAGCATTGCTGCCTGCAGTGCTTGCTACCTGTGTCCATTCAGTGCCAATTGTTCCATTTGTAATTTCATACATCCAAACATCGTTATTATTAATATTTGCAGTATTAATAGCAAATACACGATTTGCTACTTTTTCACTAATTGTAAAATCTGTAGAATTTAAAACACCTTGTTTAAAGAATACAAAAAATCCTGTGTTAGCACTAGCATTACCACGACTGTCATTTTGATAAACAATACCAAATTGACCACGGGTACCGGGATCATATTCAGTAATTGTATCGGTTGTTAATATATTAGCACTCACGCTTTCAAAGTTTGTAGCCACTCCATTAACAAGAGTACTAAAAGTAAACACTGGCAGTATAGTATTTGGAATAGCAATATTATATTGCTCGGTACGAATGCCATTAATTATTTTGCTAGCATATGGCTTGCCAACTTTTTGACTAGAGGAGATTGCAGCATTTAATATTTGTGTGAACTGGCTTGCCCAATTAGCATTGTTAGGATCATTCCAATCAACTTTAACTCTGCTCAAGTTATTGCCATTAATATCTTGAATATTTTCGCTTGTGCTTACACTATTAATTTTTAAAAAGCCACTAGCAGCACGGTTACGATTTGGGCTATAATTTAATTGTTTTACTAGTTTCAGGACGCTATCACGACGTTCTGCAGTTTCTAAGAAATTTTCACGAGCATTTAGGTCTGTACGAAATGCAACACTTTGTGCTGTAAATGCAACTAGATCAAGCAGTGCTACATACTCACTGCTTTCAATAAAGTCATTAAAATCTTCTGCATAGTAGGTCTTGATATAATCAACCATAACCTTACGCAGCGTCTCAAAGTCATAGCTTTGAAAATCTGCATTCGAAAAAGTTGTATATATTGTTTTCCAATCTTCTGCAGCAAATATATTTGTTTGGCGTGTACCAGCACTCATTATGTTTTACCCTTGTATTATTTATTTGTAAAATAATATGCGTATATTAAACAACATAGAGTTTGTTTAAACTACGATCAAAGAGTACATTTAGTGCTGCAAGTTGATTGGTTCCTGAAAATTGAAGCTGAAAGTTTAACAATAAACCTTTGCCATCAGGTGACTCTTGTATAAGAGCTTTACTAATAACAGAAAAGCGTGGATCATAAGCAATAATACGATTAATATCTTGCGAAATTTCTGTTTGCAGAGCAGGCGTTAATGGATCAAATAATCGATTCCAAATAATAGTTCCAAAATTTGGATTCATTAATTTCTCACCTTTGCGTATAGAAAGATGATTCAACAAATCTTGCACAATAAGATCGTTGTCGCTTAGTGCATAAGGACCAAAGTCACGATTAACAGTACTAAAACCTTTATAAAGAGCCATATGTTATTTACCTATTAACAACTTGCTGCACCTTGGCCAGTTGCCGCCGAACCTTGCGGCGTAGCTTGACCGCCACCACTGGTTGCAGCACCTGCACCAGGTGATAGGGTAGGTCCAGTTACTGCAGCAGTGCCGCCTGTTGCTAAATCACCAGGATTTCCTTGCGGTGCGCCATTAGGTCCATTTACACTAGTATCATTGCCAGCATAAGCATTTAGCGTTTGCGTATTTGTAGTTTGTGTTCCACTTGGTCCAGTTAAATCTGGATTATTTCCTTGAGTTGCATTCAGTGTTTGACTTGTATATTGATTGCCTTGTTGAATACTATAATCAATACTGCCTCTATCTTCAACTGCATTAAGTGTTTGACTAGTATATGGCGTGTAGGTAGCATTGCCAGCGTTTAACGAGTTAGTTGGTGCATTTGCACTAATAACATCTGGATTTGAAGGCGGTGTTGGAACATAATTTCCACTTATACTTGCATCATTTTGTTGAAGTGATGTGACAGTTTGACTTGTATACGGTGTATCAAATACAACAGGTTGATTTTGTCGTCCAACACTTGAATAGGCAGTATCAATTACTACAGGTACATTTTGTCTACCAACACTTTGATATGGTGTATCAATTACTACAGGTTGATTTTGTCTTCCAACACTTGCATAAGCAGTGTCAACTGATGTAGGTTGGTCTGATGATTTTGTATAAAGATAACTTGTATCTGTAGCTTGCACAACCGAACCATCACCGCTTTGTGAAAGCGTTATAACTTGACCAGTTCGCGGATCATAATATGATTCACCAGGCGCAGTGTTTGTTGCATCTGTATTGGTTGCTGGTGTTCCAATGAAAGATGAACCGCTGCCACCGCCATTGTTAAGCGGTGTATTGGTTAGGTTTCTAGAATCATCAGAGCCTGAAGATATTGCTTTATCGCCTTCATTTGCCGTTGCAACTGTATTTTGAGCAGCATTTGTAGAATCAGCCGTATTAACTTGATCTTGTGTAATAGTTTGTGGTGCGCCATTTACAGTTACAGGCGTGCTGCCATCGTTAGTGACTGCGCGGAAATTTTCTCCACTTTCTGCCGTGCCTTGACCATATGGGATAGTACGTACACCACAAGCATGGCCTGCCCACTGATCTTGTACCTGAATACCAGTAATATTTCCATTCGAATCGTAGTTATAACCTAAGAAAATAGCAGCATGACTTTGACCTGGTATATTTTGATAGGTTCCATTACTTCCGAATGTTGCAATGACTGTGCCAGGTTGCAGTGTTCCACTAGTGACACTAGTGCCAGGTTGCCAAGTTGAAGTGGTGCCACAATTACTTGCTGCTTGAACAAGAGCTACACACTGACCGCTACCAACACTTTGTCCAATGTATGAAGTGTATGCTTGTCCGCCAGTAGCAAGACCTAGATTCACACCACTAGTATTTGCAACAGAACTTGCGCCACTTATTGCTTGACCAACTGAAGTGCCAATAGCATTAGAAACTGTTCCAACCACATTATTAAGAACATTATTAATAACACGATTTGCAATCTGTGTAAGAGGGCTATTGCCACTTAGTATACCATTGCTACTATTTGCTGGATTAATAAAGCCACTATTAGGATTTACATTCACATAATTATTTGTTTGACCAACGCCATTATTGTTTTGCCAAGCTGTGGTTTGTGCTTGTGCTTTCTGTGCAAATGTGCTTGGATCAAGTCCAAGACTTATAGCGCAGCCTGCTACAACTTGATCATAGGTATAGATTACTCGACCTTGCACAAAACCAATCACTGCACTTGCCCATGCTATACGAGTTGCGGGATCACTTAGTGTTACAAAACTATTGCCATTGATACCTGTTAGGTTTTGAATATAACGTGCCATACTTACAACATTATTATCTGTAAGTGAAGAAGCTTGCAAATATTTTTGACAATATTGTGCGTTTGTCAAATATGTAGTTCCGCCATATGAGTCAAACAATGTCATAAGTGCAGCAATGCCATTTTCTGGTTTAGTATATACAGCAAGATTATTACAAAATCCAACAGCATACTTGTCGCTAGTAGCATATTGTAAATTGCCTGGATTGTTTTG